AGGGTAGCTGTATACACGTAACATTTTTTCCCCATCTGCGCTGCACAAAACTGCGCCACGCTACACCGCACAAAACCGTGCCACGCTGTGCGGTCACTTTCTGCGGTGCTGTGGAAGGTGGAAAAGTTTTGCGTATTTTTTGAGGGAGGAAAATAGAGTGCCTATATAGACACTCTATAAAACTCTGATAGATGATACTTCAAACGTTGCGCCACTGGTTAAATCATTCCATGCTCCCCCGCCTATTGCTTGTTGTTTTAATGACCACGCGAATGTGAATGTACCTGCGTCATCATCCTTTACACTTATATTGAATACTGTTTGGTATCCACTCGATCCAAAGCCTGAAACGAGGTTTACATATCCAGCGAATAGGAATGTAAAATAGTGTTTTGTTGTACTTTGATATTGCCATGCGACAGTGACTATTCTAACTTTGTTAATAACCTCTTTTGGGTTATTAACTGTTACAGTATTGCCACTTTGTACAAAATCCACATTCTTTATAGCTGTGGATGTTTCATCTGGAAGATAACCAGCTGGATTACAATTGTTCCATGTTTCTGCTGTACTATCATACACAGTACAGTTCTCTACATTGCAATAGTATTTATAAGTATTATTACTAAGTGTGTTATTATACACCATTAAATTTGCGTTTGTTTGAAGCCTAAACGCGTTCGTAAACCCTGTTATTGTTGTGCCATTTACATATACTTTAGAATTTGCAATTAACATAGCATTGTTTTGCCTTGTGCTTCCACTGTTTAATGTGCAATTTCTAAACTCAACTGATGCTGACTGTGCTATATAAATGTTCGCTGGGTTCGTAGCTGTGTTTATGTTACAAAACGGTGTAGCGATAATAGTTGTTGTCTCTACAATTAAATTTGCTGCTAAAGCTAATAACGCGTGCAACGTACACTTATTATTACCATCTAAGTGAATAGGCTGATTTCCGAACACACCGCCAAACCATCCATAATCACCTGTTGATTTTATGTTAAGTCTTATTCCGCAGTCCATCGGAATGGAATTAGCCATAAGCAAACCTTGGTTCGGTGTTCCAAAAGGTTGATCGTTTGTCCCTAACTGCAACGCGGTGCTGTTTACATCCACGTATGCTTGTAGATAGTTTCCTTTTTGCGTTTGGTACGGTTGCCTTCTGAAACCACCACTATATATATTTGATTTAAAAATAGCATAATCAAACGTAAATATTTGCTGATTATATCTGACAACCTGCGTGGTGTTAAAAAATATGTCACCGTTTTCTTCGATTGAAACATCTTCTAATTCACCTGTTGCAATATTGTCGACAATTTGCAGGTCAAAATAGTTTCTAACTAAATTACCGTCCATATCATATACGCATATTCCACTTGGGCTCATTCTTGATTGATATATCAACCCATTAAAATGTTTTAAAGTTTGCACATTCGTTGTTGCAGGAATTTCTAGTGTATCACTCATATTTAGTTCAATTGTTTTAGCTACGGTCTGCCAATTGCTCATTAGGAAACAGGTACTTTCATCACCTAGCATTATTGTTTTTGATACCTTATCATATGATACTGATCTTACCCTGTGTGTGTTTGTTATGCTTGTAGGCGGTACAACCGTTTGTTTTATATTCCAGCTTGTATAATCTAATACTATGATATTGTTGTTTGGTGTGGTTTCTCCAGTTCCGCTTACACTTGAATTTGCGGCAATATACAATTCATTTTCGTCAGGATTGTAAGCAAGGGCGTTTGCATGGTAACCTGTCAAGTATTTTTTTCTTGTTACTTGTGATGTCCCTTTGTTTATTTCCAATAAACATACTAAGTTACTTGTGTCTTCATAGGCGCCGGCGGGGCGTACAGCTATAATAATTGTAGCTGACGTTGTTGTCATTCCCTGCATATACCCTAACGCTGGTGCGCTTGAACTTTCTGAGCTAACCCCCGGGATGTAGTTATTGAATGTTCTTCCGCATAGAGACCCTGTTAGTTCTCCATGCAATATGTTTTCTATTTTTTCATTGATGATTGTAATTTCATCTCTTGCCAACTCATCTTTAATATCATATGTCCCGCTTGCAAACTCTAAATGTGCTACATCAGGCATATTACGCACCTCCCTTTTTGAATACAAATTGCAATGTCTCTGTTTCTTGTACATAATTTACATCGATCAACAACTTCCCTTCTTCAAGTAGTTGTTGTAGATACTCACGCGCATATGTTCCTAGGTTTTCTTCAACCCAGGCAAAGAATTGTTCCATTGCTTCTTCCAGTGAATTAGTTTCTTCCACAATCTCGTTGTATTTTTCTGTCAACTTACATAGCAGAATATAGTCGGTTGGTGCATCTTCAAAGCGGATCTTATTCAATCTGTTCCAGTTGATAGGGAACGGTGTGATCGTTGGATCTGCGATAAAGCCGCTTGAAGGGCCACTTGTATTTATCTTCTTACTCATGTTATACCCCCTTTCAGTATACCGAGAAAAACAGATAGTTCGCCGACTTATACAGCGCCGACATCAGCGGGAAACCATTCAAATAAAAGCTTTTCAGCAGCTCACTTACACTGACTCCCTGATTCCCTTTTCGCTCGATGTGGTTTGTGTAATCATCTATTGCGCCCCGCTTTGCGTTTATCGTGTTCGTTCCTTTTGACTTTGAGTGATCGTCGTTTTTGGTTTGTGTTGCCCCGCTCGCATAGTCCATATCATTCAGTGTTGCCTGCGGGAACGCACTGTTTACTTCTTTTCCTGTACCTGTGTTGGTTGTTTCGTTCTTTGTTTCTCCTGTGCTGTTGCTTTGCTCGTTTGTCTTTCGATTGCTTACGCCGTCCTCTGTGTAGCTAAATGTTTCTAATGGGTTAAAATCTGTTTTCGCCGCTTTGCATACCACCTCAATATATTTATAGTTTGCATAGCAAAATTCCTGCAAATACTGTTTCCATCGCTCAAGTGGAGTGACAGCAATTTCCCGAAACAGATAATGCCGGATAAAGCTGTACTCAAAAAACATCTTATACTGAGTATCGATTCCATAATCAAAATCAAAAATGAGCGGTAATGCTTCCTTTATTTCTGCGTCCGTCAGAGTGTGCTCAAAGTCGGTGTTCAATAACCCCCTGATAATATAATCAATGGTGATCGTGTACTGTGGTAAGCTATGACTTATCATTGATCTTAACCCCCCCTTGTTTCCATGGTATCGACATCTTCCTCATTAAAGATATCGAACGCCTCATTAAGAAGTGTTTTCAGATGCGAATTAAATTCCACGCTGATGTTTACGCCCCATTTTTCCGAAGCTTCTTTCGCCGCTTTTTCACGTGGGCGCATGGCGATCCTTCGCGCCATCTCCACCGAACCGATGTTTGCATTTGTTTCATCCGCAACCATTCTTTCTCGCTTGTCCTGCGTTGTGTTTTCGATACCGATTTTTGTAAGAAACTCATTCACAAGGTTGTGCATATACACTTGTACTTTATCTGCGATATACGGCACATCAAAGCGAATATCCATAAATGAATTGCTGGATGGATTCAGCGCAGCCATATCGAACATATCTTTATCTACAACGATAAACGGTGTATTTTCAGAGATACGCTTGATAACAGCTTCCATGCTTTTTTTCTGCGCATCACTTCCTACCATCGCCCCGGCAATCGACTTCTGCTGTGCGAGATTGATATCAATCGTTCTCTGTGCATCGGAAAGCCGACTTGCATAATAGTCTACGATCGTCCAGTCGGAATACCGACCGATGTTAGCAAAGCACACAACGCAATCCGAGATAGGAATATAGTCATAGTTCGGCGCCCCGGTATAATAGCTGAATGGTTTTAGTTCCTTCGGATATCCATATATCGTAAAGTTTGATGTTTGCATGAAAGGAAGTGTCACGATGCCGGGTGAATCTTCTGTTACTAAACTTTCATCCTGAAAGAAAACAGCTTTTGCATTCCGGAACATTGCCCGTTCCAGCATTTCTTCGTTTGCGGTATCCGGCAATTCCCACTTAAAGCGCGCTTGGCATAACGCCGCCAAGTAATCGAACCACATCATATAGGACACATTATTCAGTCGTTTCTGCTGTTTATAGTTCCACTTGTTCGTGCTCATTCATCATCACCCCAGGCGCAAATTTCAAATTCAGGACAAGATGCTTCAACAATTTTTTTCAACGCTTCTTTGTATTTATTCATCGCTATTCTCCTCTCCTAATGGCTTATTGCTCACTCTATAGTTTTGATAGTTCGCCGTGTCTGACCAGAACCGAATCCCGCTTTTATAGCGTGCTGCGATCTGCTCCATATAGACCTGCGGCACATTCCCGCCGATGCGGATATCTGAACACTGTGTGTAGGTGAAATTCGTCCGTGCATGCCGGTTCGGGATCCCCTGCCGGTTTACCTTGTATCCATACATCGTAAAGAAATCATCAATACAGCGTGCATACTCTACACGGATCGTTTGCACATACGCGCATATGGTTGCTATTTCCGGATAATCATCGAATACCTGATACTGTGCATTTCCACCACTTGTACCATACGCAACTAACGGCATGTCCAGCTTTCCTTGCACCTGACCCAGTGAAGAAAGGGTTCCAGCCAGTCCACCGAGAATCGCACCGCCAGCGGCACCAGCGGCATTTCCAAGTCCCGGTATTACACTTCCCAGTGCGGCACCCATTGCCGCGCCGCTTGTTGCTCCCTGTGCGGTTGCTCCTACCACACTTTGCGCCTGTGAAACACCGGTTGCAATAGCCCCACCGTTCATCGCCTGATAAGCCTTGTATGAATCGATCGCATAGGCGCACATAGGAAAGCCTGTTTGAATAACTTTACTAGCAATATCATAATCATGCCCTCTATAATTTACCGGTATACATATGATCGATGGGTTGCAGCTCATGGCTGTGTTGTAGTTCAAGCTTATTTTCGCCCGATTATCCGATAGTTCAAACATGAGCGTTTGATTTACCCCGTTGTTGTTTGATAACACACAATTTACATACGGATATGTAAATAGCTTGTTATTTTCCGGTACATAGCCATTTAAAGAAGTCGGCCTATTTGCATTTAGTAAAACTGCTACACCGTCTTGAAATGCCTTCGGTATCCATAAGATGCTGACAATACTATCACTCTTGTTATCTTCAACTAAAGCCTGTAATAACCTATTAGCTGCGGAAACTCCATCTGCTGTCGCTTCAAAGAATTGAGGGGCTACACCGCTATACATGTTATCCCGGATAGCGCCATCCACCGGTTGTATCTCGCCGTCATAAGTGGAGTATATAGCAATCACAAAATCACTAAACCAAGTTGTTGCTGGTGCGACAATGCTGTCTATCATATACTCCCCGATCTCTAACCCTTCCGGGATCGTGTGTGCACCGATCGTATCATCTGAGACGTGCTCGCGGATGATAAAGGCGTTCTCTACCTTATAGTCGAAAAAGTACGTCTGTACCGCGTCCACGGTAAACCTTACCTGGCAGCTGTTCGGGCTTAGATAGTCCACTTTTGTAATGATACAGTAATACCACCTTTGAGAAAAGTTTTGATTGCGAATCATCAGATAATTACACTCCATCACTTTATCTGCGTTTGCTTTCACATTCAATACCCCATTCATGACGCTCACGGGTGTTGTCTGAGACCATGTCAACGATGGGTCACGTTTCCCCCAGAAATAGTTATACTGAGCAGATGCAGAAGAGAAGTACAGCGTATCTTCCATCAATTCACACTGTACTCCTTTCAACAATGCTACATCTGTTTGCGGTTGTATCGATGATACATCGCCGATCTGTATCATTATGCGGTTACCGAAGCACCCGTGATCGTACAAGTTGCCGTTTTGCTCGGATCCTGTTTGCTCTTAACAGTGATCGTTTCTGTTCCGGATGTAAGTGATTCATTGTGAACTCTTCCGTTTGCATCCACGGTAACAGTTTCCGCACTAGATTCATAAGTGACATCTTTTGAGAAGAAGCCTGTTCCTTCCACGGTTGCTTCCAGATAGATCGATGCACCTACCGCAAGCGTTACTGCCGTTGGTGATACCTCAACACCGGTCACCAATCCACCCTGTGTCGCATAGGCAACCGCCGGGGCAAACGGACTGGATGCGTACAGCCCCCAGAAGTGAAGCCAGTTGTTCCAGTACAACCCTTCGCGGTTTGGCATCTCGCCCCACTCGATCAGACGCGTATAGATCTGCATAAAAGCTTCGTCAAAGTTGAACGCCACGATCGTTTTCAAAGCTGAAATTTCCTTTCCAGTATACGCGGCAACCGGTTCCTGTCCTGCTTCTACCAGACACGCATTTAATCGTGTAAAGTCTACGTTGGTGAGATCGTCCACTTTGTCTACCTGACCCATGAAGTTCGCATAGTTCAGCTGAAATGCCGCCGACAGTACATCGATGTCATAGGTTGCACCAAAATTTGTAGTCAACATAAATCGCATGTAGCCCGGCTCGCTCCAGTTAATGACACCGGCATAGTTGAAGTCAGCACGCGGGAATGTCATGTTATCAAAGTTCTCTTTCATGATCTTTGCAACCTGCTTTGATGTCGTTTCCGTTGCTTCTTCTGCTGTTGCATCCGGCACCGTTACCACCTTAATTTTGCCGTCCAGAACCAACCGACCGAGCAGGTATTTAATGATATTCATATCATCATACTCACGCCCGTTGCTCATGCTCTGGATGATCGAACCGATCAGGTCATAAACACCTCCTTCTCGTGTCAAACAAGCGCGCAGATCCTGCTCCTGAATGGTCGACTTATAAAAACATTTTACGTTTGTTTCATAGATGGCACTATGAATGTTATCTTTTACGCGCTTGAATACCGCTGTTTCGGCGATCGCCGGGTTGTATCGGTTCGGCTTTGCAATCTCTACAAAGTATTCCTCTACCAGTTCACCCAAGCTGAATACCCCTTTATGGTATGCCGCATATCGACTGCGGAAAACCTTGGATGTGCCGAAGATAAACGCAAACTGATTCGCCAAGTTCGTATAAAATTCATTTCTCAAGATCGGATTATCCACGATCATACTACCGATGCGCACATAATCATTTACGATCGCCTGCACCTCTGGGACATTCGCTCGGTAATAGTCACTTGACATCGTTCGGATGCTGTTCAAATAATCAGCATTTGTCGCTTTTACTTGTGTTGCCTTTGCTGGAATTGTTGGCATTTCTTATTCCTCCTCTCGACCCAGAAGTTCCGCATAACTTCTGATCTTTGTTTCATCCGCGCCGGACGGGTCAATATCAGCTTCCTCTGCTTTCTCCACCACATCGATACCATCCATCCAACGCTTTCTATATCGCTCTTTCTCAGCTTCATATTTTTCGCGCCAGTTTGTCGCATAATCATCATTTGCTTCAAAGGCTCCATCGGTGATATTCCCATACTTCGCTAAATATCCGGTTGCTTCCTCATAGTCGTTTCGCACATCGTCCATCACTGCTTCAACTGCTTCCCTGTTTTCATCTCCTACGATGTCCAGCAGTTCGGCTAATCGTGCCGTATGTTCTGATGCTGTCCTCATGTTACCATCTCCTTTTTAAATAATACATGAATTTCATTTTTGATGGTGTCCCGCCCGGGGACCCACCGCCGCTGTACTCTTGAAAATTTAATCCCATGTCATTTACGATCGTGGTACCATTGATATAAAAGATATCATACGGTTGTTCAGATCCAGACAACATATAACATAGGTTGCCGCCGGAACACGTGATACCACTGGATATCATCGGTATATCCTGTCCGCTCGCCTGATCGATATGCACATGATCGCCGGTGACAAACCCAGCTGTTCCCGTTCGCCCGATCAGTTGCCCTTGACGCACCACCGTTCCTATCGTTGAATATGGCGGCGCGTTGTCGTGTGTAAACTGAAAGCTGACATACTTTAGCCCGGATGGAGTATGCACCGGATCTAGGCTCACCCAGCTTCGAGAATTTCCCACGCTCGCATCGTTCGTATAATATAAGCGGCAATCACACGGCGCATAGTAAGGCGCACGTGTGGTATCGCCTACACAATCAAAGGGATGTCCGCAACAATGTGAGAAACTATCCGGGCTGGATTTCTGCGTGATATTCATCACCGGTAACGGAAATAGCAATACCTGATACCCATCATCAGCAACTAACTTTTGTCCCGGTTGCATCTCATATCTCCAAACGATTTACGATCTCTTCATCGCTTTTTCGTAACATCATAAAGTATAGTGTGATCGTGTTCAAGCAATCTTTGAAAAATTCATTGTCCGGCTCTTCCTTCAATGCTTGTTCGCACAAGTATTTTTCTTTTTCATAGAAAGTAATTGCATCATACCTTGATGTGTTATACGGTAAAGCCTTCGGAATGTATCGCATATTACACCTTCTTCAAGTTTTTCCGATGAACGGCGGCAGTTACGGTATCACCAATACCGATCACGACCCGATCTCCTTTTACTTCGATCACATCATACGTGTTGTAATAAACACCAAACGTTTTACCGTTGTCATACTGAACCGCCTTCAACACTTTCACCTTGTCCCCAACGGCGATTCCGCTACTTGGCTTTGCGCTTCCGGAACCGGTAGGGGTGTACCCATTTAATCCATTTTCTTTGATCGCACTGACGAAGTCAACATAACAATAGTTTAAGTCTACCCGTCCATTGATGCCTTCCACTTTTCCATCAGAGGTATACTGCCACATATACTCGTTGTTTCCGACATCCGGTTTTGTAACACGCCCCCACCACGCAAGCCAGAACGCATAATCTAACAGCTTTGTACTATATATACGATTCGCCCACCAGTCATAATTCACATAATACATCGCAAAATATCCGGCATCTTCCAGCGCTTCGCAGAAGTTAATAACAATCTGCGTATTCACACTTTTCGATGGGATACCACCATGGGCGGCTTTATATCCGTCACCATCTTCCAGGTCATATGCGATCGGAAGTGTCGGCTTATACTTCTTGATCGTCTTCAAACAGAACGCCGCTTCACTCTTTGCCTGCTCTGGTGTCTGGCTGTAGCCATACCAGTAAAAGCCATACGGAATACCTGCTTTTTCTGCAAGCTTTACATGCTTGTCCAGCTTCTTATCTACCGCTCCCCCGGCTTCATCGCCATAGCCTGCTCGAATCATGACACCATCTAAAGCGCTTAAGCTTGTTACACTGTTATGCTCGCTGATGTCTGCGTACAGCTTTCGCATCTCATTCACCCCCTACGGTCATTTTTGCCATGTAATCTATAAATGTTTGAATCATCGTTTTGATCTCACTGATCGCTTCGGTATTCGCTTCAATGGTGGTGGTCAGCTTGTCCACCTCTTCGCGGTGCTTCGTGTCCTGTCGAACGATGAACCACCCGCAGAAAACCAAACACGCAACCGGAACCCCCAAGTTCTGAAAAATCTCAACAACAAAATTAGCATCCATAATAACATCTCCTTTCTACCTATATATTACAGGTACTTTTTAAAAATTGCAAGGGAAATTTCTTTAACATCTCTATCGCCGTAAAAAATCAATCCGTTTCGCATATATAACACGAGCCTCTGAAACATCTTATTCGATGTCCCGATCAGCGTCCCGCCGATCGTTTGATTCATGATCGACACACTCATGATGATCGGATACGTGCTTTGATAATCTTTATCGATGTAAATATATCGCCCGTTTGTCCATACACCGAGCGGATAACTTTCCGAATTGATCGTAAACATATACTTGCAACCTTTCGGCTTTTTTATGATAAACAAATCGTTTCCGCTCACAAATTGATTACCAAAACTGAATTTTGCATAGTCTAATTCGCTCACTGCTTTACCAAACAGCGTATTTTTTCGCGCTTCAATGAATTCTTGAGGAACCCTAAAATATACAAGATACATCCGGTTTGGAGATACCCATATATAAGATCCATCGCGCGGGATCTGAAGATCCCACTTTATGGCATATGGGTTATATGCTTCAAGGGCGTTACAAGTAAGGAAAACTCTTACGTCATCTCTGTTTCGGATGATGGTATCGCAAATATTCTGTAGCTTATCCGGCTCCTTTGTCAGATAGGTTTCTTCACTGTCATGTTCAATCACACACTCGTCAAACCATATGCGCGAAACATCTCGGTAACTACTCGGTTTATAACTTGCATATTTACTGATGATGAAGTTATAACCGATCTGATTTTCTATGTCTTTTTTGCTTTCTTCATCATGTGTCTGTTCAAAAAATCCGCGTCTTTTCCAGTAAATCGATCGCCCGTTATCTTCGTTAAAATCAGAGAAAGGGTTGCTTCCGCTCTCTGCTAATTCTTGAAGATTTACCGGCCTTCGGAATAAATAAGCAAACCTTTTTTTATGTTTATCCCACTGATTGATTACATTTTTCTTCATACCGTATGTCTTACCATATCCACGTGTTGTGGAGATGATGTTATATGGTACATTGTAGCCATCAATCTCTCTAAAATTTATATATAAGCTTTCATCGATCATAATAAAAGGGGGATATATAACATCTCACGAGGTGTGCCACCACCCAATTACAGTTACACGGAACTAACCGCTTGGCAAAGCAACTGTAAACCGATCGAATAAATATATATCCCCATTTTCGCTCCCTTAAGCCCACGCGCTTAAGGTACCTTTATAGTAATACATATTTATTCATTAGTCAACATCTTTTATTTCAAAAGTTGTTTCTTTCAACAAAATACCATTGCTTGTCATGTCAGGGCGCAGCTTTCCTGTGTAGATAGCGCCAACCTTAAAGTTGTCAAAGGTAACCTGTTCATGGCAATTCACCGGTAACCCAGCTACAGTTACTTTTGTGTAGGTATATCCCTCTTCATACCTTTTAAAGTCCCCCTCTTTCTTCACCTCTTTTCGTATCAAACTTTCCTTTTCTTTTTCATCACAAAGTATCTCTTCAATGTAGCACTTGGCATGCAATACTTTTATCTGAACAAACCTGTTTTCGCATTTAAAAGCACCTAACTTCACATCGTCTATTTCTATTCCAGCCGGCTCTTCCCAACCAAGCAGATGTAGACTGTCTGTGTCCATATAAACAAACCGTTCAAAATTTGCCTGTGCTCCTCGAATAATCTTATCTCGTCCATACGCTGTGATAAACGCGATGACCGGAACATACCCTTTATGAGAAGGTTCATCCGCTTCATCCGATAACCGATATCGTATACGCCCATCATAATATGGTACTTTTTTCCACAGCTTAGGCTTCACGCCAAACTTTCCGCTTAGCTTGTTCATCATATCCTTTGCTATCGATCGCATCGGTTTATTACCAGTAATTGTAGCCTGCTCTTTCTCTTTATACCACTTATCTATATACTCTTTAAATAGTTGCTTGCTACCCTTGAACTTATAGCCATCAATCCATGTGACACATTTCATCTCGTATTGATCGAACAGCAGTGCAATATCGATGCTGCTTAGTGTCATTTCCACGATCTCTCCCCTACTGTCTGTTAAAAACTTATCGTACTTGAAACGCGACATGTGCTTTCCTACCACGCAAGGGATATGATCCTTCTTTAACTTAAACCAGCATGAAAACCTTGCAATATACAGAGGATAACGATCATCCGGAACATACTGCCCTTCATAATATACCGGCTCTCCATACGGCAACAAACAATAGCGCATTGCCCACGGGTACGAACTGTTAATATCAAATACAAGTCCATTTCCAAGCAACCTTCCTTTAAACCTTTCACCAACCTGCGTGGAGCCACCAAAATAAGCGTTCCGACAATATCGATCTAATTCCACGGAAAGTTCGGGGAATCGCTTGCGGAACAGCTTTCCACCGGTCATGTTTATATAGTCAGTCATGGCGTTTGAACTCTGCGTAATCCGTTTTAGTCCGGCGTTAAAGATATGTGTTAGTGATAATGATAGAATCGCAACGTCTGCATGCTGATATGCCCATTCATGGTCCGTGGGCTGATAACCTACAGGTCTTTCTTTCGCATAGTCAATTTCAAGTTTACGAAACTCTAATCCGTATGCTTTCGCCATATCTTCTACCTTCATCGGTATGATCTTATATGAATCCAACAGTCGACACTTTACACCATTTTCAAAACGGATATCGATCACATAGTAAACCCCGGTGTCAGATATCAGTGTGGAAAACTCTCCCTCATTCAATGTGCGTTCTTCGGTGTGCTCAAAGCCGATCTGAAACAAATACGATAATATATAGCTTGCGTCAAATTTCAGATTATGAATATACACGACCTTCTGCGCCTGCGCTAACCACTCAATCAGCCCATTGATCGATATCCCGCGGATCGGATGATCGACATCTCCCACTTCCAGCGCTTCCCATGACCAAACACGCGGCTCCTCTTCGATCGTGGTTTCTGTATCCAGCACATACCGCTTAATACTCATAACCTATGTCTTCTAAGTACCGGATCCAGTGCGCATGAATTGCTTCCATCTTACCGCCGTCATCATCTTCATCATATACCGCATCAACATCCAAGAGGTCATCATAAAATGTTGCGTTTGATACAATATCAGCTGGCAAAGATTCGATCAGTTTATATAGTTCATCATCTTTTGACAGTCCGCCACCATACTCTCTTGTGAGTGCTAGTAAGTAATGCTCTTTATCGTTTTGTTGGATCTCTCTTAAAACTCCTTCTGTGTTCGTCTGCATGATCGCATTTACATATATGTTGAATTCCTCAGTGGACATTTTAGAAACATCCGGCTTTGTCTGCACTCTCGCTCGTCTCAATGCTTCTGCTTCGACTTCGGCGCGCTTTCTTGCCTTTCCTCGTAACCGCTTTGCCTTTTCTCTCGCTTTCTTTTCCTGTCTTAACATTCGCTGGTAATTGCGGCGGCGCGTTAATTCCACCTCTCGCATCTCCCATTTTGTGACAAAAGCCGCCCCCGGGGCGATGCCTAACGCCCCGGGACGGCTTCCACGTTCTAGCTGCTTCAAAAACAGTCGATAATCACGCGATGTTCCTTGTGCAAGTGTCTTTTCCAACTCTTTAAAATTCATCTTAGGTGGAAGATACTCACCCGCAAGAGGGTTTCTTCGTTTTTCTACACCGCGCATGCGGTTAAACTTTGTAACCGCGCTTTTTAATTTTTGAGATTGCGTGCGCGTCCAGCGCATAAGTCAACCCCCCTTATTTGTTCAAAACTTTGAAACTGTAAAACTGTTTCTCGCCGTTGCTTGACTTCTTCGGAATCAGCTTCAACGTATCTCCTTTATGTGGCATATGCATGAACTTGAAGATCTTTGTCAGTGAATTAAAGGCAGTTACAGAAACACAGCTGTAAACCTTACCGTCCTTTGCAAACAACAGAATGCGCGGTAACACTTTCAATTCACCTGTTTTGTTGTCCGCCATCTGAACATTTTCCATATAGATGTTTTCAACTTCAATCGTGGTATTTACAGCGTCCTGCAACTTGATAATATCCCCGGTCATCCGCTCCAACATTTCCGGAAAGTCTTCGCTCGAATAAGTGGTAAAATCACGCCCGATCAGTGCTTCACTTTCCCCACTCCAAATTGCCGCATAATCCTTATCGTGTAAAACCTCGTTTTCCTCTGTAATTACAGCAACAGCATTTTTATTTTCTTCCATTTACTTTTCCTCTCTTTCTGCAAAAATAATAATCTGTCTTTTTTGTACATCAATTGCAACAAATTTAGCCGCTTTCATCTTTTCATCCTTCACAAACACTTTGAAGTCCGTAGGAACATTCAGTATCGCTCTCAGCATTTCTACAATGTTCATAACTCCTCAATTACAGCGTTTGCGAGGAAAGCACTCATTGATACCGTTGCACGCACATACCGAACCGCAACATCTTTAATCATAACTTCTGCCTGCGTTTCTTTTTTGATGCGTCTGCGCGCCTGTACATCTGTCAATACTTCGCCTTCATAAACAAAAGTGCGTTCAGTTAAGTTTCCATCTTCTTTTAAAAGACAAACGACCTCTGTAAACGGTACCTTTCTCGTAACTCCTCGCATTACCTTAACCCCCTTTCTGTATATATCATATCACATAATTATGTGATTATGATGTGATTTTAAAAATTTATACGCAAAGTTCAATCACCCAGTGTGAAAATACTTTATGCGCTCTCCCACCAAACGTAATTCGCTTCACCGCTGTTTCAACTCTAAAGTAACGGATCTTATTGCGCTTCTCTATCCACTTAATACAAGCCATGTAATTTTTATAGCGCTCGCTTACGATCGTTCGTCCATAATACCGCAATCTGCTTTCCACTTCCTTAAAGGAAAGTCGATCACCACCACATGCTCCTCTGGATGTACCCATGAAATGTCACCCCCTCTCCATCCGCTTCGATCATTGTAATAATATACTGATCTCTATTTGTTCGGATCTCATGAACCGTGGTAAAAGTCCGGTTTCCTGTTACATAGTCATGAAAACAAATAACGTTGTTCCCTTTTGAAGTGTTCAGGATATTTTCCACCAGTTTTATAAAATTGCCATTCATCTCGTTTTCACCTCTGTAATATCTAGTATTAAATACTAGATGGTTTTTTGATGCTTAATACAAAGGCAATACAATACTCACGCATTTCAATTTTAAAATCAGTTACAAAATAATCTAACAAATACTCTCCTATTAAGGCTTTGGATGTATATTCTGAATACATATTCTTAACTAACTCTCCTACAAAATCCCCTTCATGATAAAATTCTACATGAATTTGTAATTGACTATCTGCTGTGTCTTTTGCCTTTAGGTTGCCTACAAATTCAATAACATCTTTCACTGTTTTATATCTCATTTTTCTTCTCCTTTCAAATTTCCTTTTTTTGAAAGGTCAGCTTTTGCATAAACGTTTTCACACTCGCAAAACTCGCGGATGATCGCTTTTACTTCTTCCTTGAGCATTTCATCGTCGATTCCTCTTACAACTATCTTCATATTAGCAACCCTCCTCATTCGCTTCACACACATCAAGCAAGAAATCCCGCGCAGCTCTAAAATCGTCATTTAACATAAAGTTTGTCATATAATATTCCTCTCTTTCTTTACACTTATATTATACACAAATTT